AGATTCTTATCGTCAAGCATTACGTGCTTATGGTTTAACTCAATTTGATAATGATGCTTATGTAAGTAAGTTCATTGAAAACGATATGTCACCTAGTGAATTAAATGCTAGAATCCAATTGGCTACTGAAAGGGTGACAAATGCAGCCCCTCAGGTTAGAAATACTTTAGTCAATTTCTATGGCCTTACCGATGTAGATTTAATTGCTTACACATTAGACCCTAAGGGACAACTTCCTCAAATTGAAAAGCAAATTGCTACAGCCGAAATTGGTGCAGCAGCAGCCAGACAAGGATTCCAAGACCAGGTTGGCAAGGCCAATGCTGAATACCTTAGAAGTATAGGTGTGACTCAGGAACAAGCAGTTAGAGGATTCGCAGATATTGCAAACGTCCTACCTACAGCCACTAAACTTACAGATATCTACAAAGATGGTTTAGAGGGTTACGGATTAGAACAAGCACAACAAGAAGTGTTTGGTAATCTAGCATCCGAAAGACGTAAAAGAGAAAGACTTTCCGCAGCAGAAACCGCAACATTTAGTGGTAAATCTGCTATGGGTACAACAGCACTAGATAGACCTTCATCTAAAGGTCAAATATAATAGAATCCTGACACGGATACATCGGCCCCGTGCAGCGTATAAGACCGATAGCAAGAGCCAACCAATTTCCCCGAATTGACTTGAGGCTTGCGACTAACAACGAATAGAAAGGGTGGTTGCTATGAGCAACAATTACTGGGAAGATGAAGACGACGACCTAGATACCGACAACGGTACACAACTGGACGGAAGCGATTTACTTAAAAAATTGCGGAAAGCCAAGCGTAACGATGAAAAGCGTATCAAGGAACTTACTGAGCAACTTGAGAGTTTAACCAAGGTGCGTCGTGAGCAAGTTGTCAAAGAAGTCCTAGAAAAGAAGGGCGTCAATGCAAAGGCTGCTAGACTTGTACTTAAAGACCTAGAGGATGTTAACGAAGAGACAGTAAATAACTGGCTTGAAGATAACGCTGATTTATTTGGAATTAAGAACAATAAAGAAGAGCCTGCTGTAAGTGAAATAGATAAGGCTGCCTTAAGACAGCAAGATGTATTAACTCAAAGCGCTATGACCCCTGATAGAGCGGAAGATTTATCTCTTCGCATTAATAACGCAGATTCAATGGATGCGTTATTGGATGTGCTTCGCTCACAACAATAATTCCGTTCATAGTCACTTGGAGGTGACAAACAATGCCTAATGCATACACAGGTACAGGTTCTTCCACACTTGGAGGTACCGCTGGTGGTGCAGGTCTTGTCCAGCAAGCGTATGACCGCTTATTGGAGTTTGCTCTCCGTTCTGAACCACTAATTCGTTCAGTCGCAGATAAAACACCTGCCCGTCAATCAACACCAGGCTCAACCGTAACTTTACAGAAGTACGTTGACTTGGCCCAAAAGACATCTACTCTATCTGAGACAGTTGACCCAGATGCAGTAGCACTGTCAACACCAACAACAGTTGCTATTACTCTTAATGAGTACGGTAACTCAGTGTTGGTAACACGTGCGTTGGAACTATTCAGCCTTGCTGATGTAGACCCAGCAATCGCAAACATTATCGCTTACAACCTAGCAGATTCAATTGATGCAGTAGCAATGGAAACATTGCGTGCTGGAACAAACGTAATTTACTCAGGTGCTACAGCAACATCTACAGCAACAATCGCTGCAGCAGCAACAATTGACTCAGCAGACATCCGTAGGGCTGTCGCTAAGTTACGTTCTGCTAAGGCTGTTGCACGTAAGGGTTCACTATACTGGGCTGGTATCCACCCAGAAGTATCACATGACCTACGTGCTGAGTCCTCTTCAGGACAAGGCTGGCTACTTCCTAACCAATACGGTTCTTCACAAGACCGCATCTGGGCAGGAGAAATTGGTAACTACGAAGGTGCATTCTATATTGAGTCACCACGTCTTTACTCAGCCAAAGATGGTGCAGACCAAGCAACATTAGCAACAACAGCAGTAACAGTAGCAGGAACATCAGCAGGATTTACATTCGGCGTTGCTTCCTCTTCAGTAATTGCTAACCGTGCTGAGGTTGGAGATAAGATTTCAGGAACAGGTGTTGGTTCAGGTGCAAAAATTACTGCACTATCAACATCAGGTTCAACTACTACAATTACAGTAAGCGTAGAAAACTCCGCTGCAGTAACTGCTACAACAGTTGTAACCGTAACTCCTGTTACTCGTAACTTCCGTACAATTATCTGCGGTTCACAAGCCATGGCACAAGCCGTTGCTGAAGAGCCACATGTAGTTATCGGACCAGTAGTTGACAAGTTAATGCGTCACCGCCCAATGGGTTGGTACGGCGTACTTGGATTTGCTCGCTACCGTGAAGAAGCACTATATCGAATCGAATCAGGTTCATCAATCGCTGCTCTTTAGTAGCAATGAGGGGTGGGGCTTACGCCCTGCCCCTCTCTTAATAAAGGACTTAAATGACTACATATGTTTTTGATACACCAATAGTTAGAGAAGGTCCAGCGGGTGGACACCGCTTATTTTACTTTTATAAATTAGACCGTGGGATAACTATCATTCGTGATAATGGTGTTTATAAGCAAGTACGTTATTTAGTAGATGAAGACTTACAAAGTTATCAAGAGGCTTACCTTGGCGGCAGCCGTCATATAGTTGACGAAGATACTAAGGCAAGATTAATAGCAGGCAATGTGGGAGTTACAGAGGCTAATTTCACAGCACAGTAGGGGGCAATATGGAGTGCGACCATAAAACTAAAGTTCTTAATTGGGCATATAAATTAAAAGATGGTCAAATGAATCAGTACGTATCCTTGTATGGATGTACTGAGTGTGATGCTACATCACCTAAACCATTTGTAAGTAAAGAAGAAGTTTTAGTAGTAGACCATAGTAATTGTCATATAGACCCTTGCTTTGGATGCAAGGCTAAAGGATTACAGTTAAGCACAGGTGATGCCAATGGCAGAGCATCTATGCCAAGACGTAAGTGGGAGGGCGAACTAGAAGCCTATAGGAATGCTCGTAAGCAGGGTATTCAACCAGCAGGAACTACTATGGAAAAAATAGTTGCTGCAGAGAAAGCATCAGAGAATTTGGGAAGGGCATACAATGCCGAAAAAGACCCAAATGCAAAACAAATAAATAAAAAAACCGCAAAGGTTATGACAGAAATAGGAGCATGATATGCCAATGGTAAACGGAAAAGAATTTTCTTACGGCAAAAAAGGAATGGCTATGGCAAAGAAAGAAGCCAAGAAATCTGGTAAGAAAATGGTTATGAGAAAACCTGCTAAGAAAATGACTATGAAGAAAATGGGAAAGAAGAAATAACATGGCCGTCAAAAGAAATTTAACTGACGAAAAAGGCAAAAAGGTAAAGATTAGCCAAGCAGAAATTGACGCTGTTAAAAAAATGGGAATGAAAAAAGCCATTGCTGCTGCTGCTAAGAATCCAGTCCTTGGAGCAAGTAGGTCAGATGCTTCAGCATTTAAGCAAGCAAAGTTAGTAGAAGCAGTTCGTCGCCTTTACGGAGAGACACGTTTTATGGCTGCTGTTAATAAGCCAAAGGCTTCACCTGGACCAGTTGGTATGGGTAAGAGTAGCGTTGCAAAAGCAAAGCCTAAATCAAACTTTACTTATCAAACAGGTAGAGTGGGCAAATAAAGACTAATGTCATCAGGTCAATTAAAAAGGCACGATGGTTTTAATCCAATTCAAATTAAAGACGGCCTAGTGGTTCGTATGGGCAAAAATGGAATCATTAGGTCCGTTCTAGGAAAGTATGGGGAATATGGAAAGAAAGAAAGACTCAAGGCTCGCTAGAGCAGGAGTGGCTGGTTTTAATAAACCTAAAAGAACTCCTACTCATCCTAAAAAGTCACATGTAGTTGTGGCTAAAGTAGGAAGCCAAGTAAAGACTATTAGATTTGGCGAACAAGGTGCAAGCACTGCAGGTAAACCAAAGGCTGGTGAATCAGAGCGTATGAAAATGAAACGCAAGTCTTTCAAAGCAAGACATGGTAAGAACATTGCTAAAGGTAAAATGAGTGCAGCATATTGGGCGGATAAAGTAAAATGGTAGCCAAAAAGAAAACAAAGTCTAAAGTAAATCAGGCTGGTAATTATACTAAACCTGGTATGAGAGAGACATTATTTAAAAAGATTAAGGCTGGTTCTAAGGGTGGAGACCCGGGAGAGTGGTCAGCCCGTAAAGCACAACTACTTGCTGTGCAATACAAGAAGGCTGGCGGAGGATATAAGTAATGGCCCTTGCTAAGTCTCAGAAGTCTTTAAAGGATTGGACTGCACAGAAGTGGAAAACTTCTGATGGTAAGCCATCTAAGGGTAAAAAAAGATATCTACCAGAGGCTGCCTGGGCTGCATTAAGTCCTGCTGAAAAGGCTGCAACCAATAAGGCCAAGGCTAAAGGTAATAAACGGGGCAAACAATTTGTTAAACAACCTAAATCAATAGCCAAGAAAACATCTAAGTACAGATAAGGTAAATTATAGTGACTACTCTAAATAACATGGTAGATGAGGTTTTAATCAACCTCGCTGGTTATACACTGCAACAGGACAAATCTACACACCTTGTTGAGCCTATATCTACCACAACATCCACTATTGCTAGTCCTACGGTTTTACAACTTGCTAGTACTGACCTTGGTAAGGGTACTATTGAAATTGGTGAAGAGTTGCTATGGGTAGATTCTTTTGACCGTATTGCTAATACGGCAACTATATCCCCATATGGACGTGGTTATCTAGGGACTACCCCTTCAACTGCCGCTGCTGGAACAAGAGTAATCATCAGTCCAACCTTCCCACGGTACTCCGTAAAGCGTGCTATTAATGATACTATTCGCTCCTTGGGAGCGACTATTTTTGCAGTTAAACAGACAACATTTACATACAATGCAGCAGTGACTACATATGAATTAGAGAATTTAAATATTAGAAATATCCTTTCGATGAACTGGGAAAGCATTGGACCATCTAAAGAGTGGGTTCGTGTAAGAAGATTTGACTTTGATGCTCTACCAGAAATTAATACTTGGGGTGCAACATCTCAAACAGTAACCATTGGAGATGTTATTACTCCTGGTAGAACTGTAAAAGTTGTTTATGCTACAGAAGCCTCACCATTAAATAATAACTCAGATGTATTTACAACAACTACAGGACTATCCGAATCAGTTCGTGATGTGGTAGTTCTTGGTGCGGCATATAGATTACTTACATATCTTGACCCAGCACGTGCTTCTATGGTTAGCCCTCAAGCAGATGAGATAGATGCAAAGCGTCCATATGGTTCATCAGCAACAGCAACCAGACAACTTTTCGCATTATACACACAACGCTTGGCCGAGGAAACAAGAGCACAACAGCAACAGTACCCAGCCCGAGTTCACTACAGCCGATAGGAACATAAATGACAACACGCAAATACGCATCCCGCTCACAGCAAACTACTCTGACTTCACCAGTAACTGCTGGTGCGTCTACAATAGTAGTTGGTTCTGGCTCAGCACTTATACCTGGAGGTTTAACTGCTGGTCATACATTTACAATAGTTATTGACCCAGATACGGCGCTTGAAGAAATTGTAGATGTAACGGCGGTTGCAACTAATACCCTTACTATAACAAGAGGTATAGAGAATGCTGGTACCGGACAGATTCACTCTGCTGGTGCAGTAGTTCGACATATGGTTATTGGTCGTGACCTAAGAGAATCAAACCTACATATTGAAGCAACGGGTGCATACAATGATGGAACTGGTACTCATGCTATGCATGGTATTGCATCAGGTGAAGGTGATGTAGTAGGTACAGATAAGAGTCAGACCCTTACAGCCAAAACTTTAACATCTCCTATTATTACTAGCCCAACAATTACTGCTGGTGCTGGTGCAGAGTTTACCTCTATTGTATTTGAAGGTGCTACTGCAGACGCTTTTGAAACTACATTAACAGTAGCGGACCCAACTGCAGATAGAACAATTACTTTACCTAACACATCAGGTACAGTTACTATTAATGATGCACCTCAAACATTAACTAATAAAACTTTAACTAGTCCTATAATTTCAGGTAGCCCAACCATTACTGGTCTATCTAGCGCAGGTATGGTTGACTCATCTGCTGCTCCTAAAGATTATGTAGATGCTTTCTTTGGTCCATTAACTAGCGCACAGACATCGGCTACATCAGCCGCAGCCAGTGCTACAGCCGCTGCTACCTCGGCTACTAGTGCAGCAGCAAGCGCAACCGCTGCAGCAACTAGTGCTACCTCAGCCTCTAATAGTGCCTCAGCAGCCTCTACAAGCGCCTCTAGCGCCTCTACAAGCCAGACTGCTGCAGCAACCTCAGCCACATCTGCTGCTGCCTCTGCAACGGCTGCTGCGACTAGCGCAACTAGTTCTGCAACAAGTGCTAGTGCTGCTGCTACTTCAGCCACAAACGCTGCAACTTCAGCATCATCTGCTAGTACCTCAGCATCTTCAGCATTAACTAGTGCTAACTCCGCAAGTACCTCAGCAGCAAGTGCTGCTGCTTCTACTTCGGCTGCTGCTGTTTCTGCATCCTCTGCTGCTACATCAGCAAATGCTGCTGCAACATCTGCTACTAGTGCGGCTACCTCTGCTACATCAGCAGCCACTAGTGCAACTAGTGCTGCTACATCTGCAACCCTTGCTCAGGATTGGGCAACTAAAACTACTGGCACAGTAGATGGTTCAGAATTTTCTGCTAAGTATTATGCCCAACAATCTAATGCTGCTAATGCGGTTAACAAAACTGACATCCAAGCAAAGGGTGATTTAATTGTTGGTAGTGCAAATGATACCTATGTAATTTTACCAGTGGCTTCAACTGCTGGATATGTCTTATCTGTTGACTCAGCAACAACTTCAGGACTTGTATGGTCTGCTCCTAACCCAGGAGATATAACTGGAGTAACTGCTGGAACTGGCTTAACAGGTGGAGGAACCTCTGGTTCTGTAACCTTAGCCTTAGATACAACTGGTGTAACCACAGGAACTTACACCCTCTCTACTATTACCGTAGATGCTTACGGTAGAATCACCTCTGCTTCAACAGGAACAGCGCAGGGTGAAACATTTAGTCCACTACTACTGATGGGAGCCTAACTTGGCTGCAACATATAAAGTCCTGGGTCAGGTAAACCCAGCAGCAACAACAGCAACAACGGCATATACCGTGCCTTCGGCTACGGAAACTGTAATATCAAC